TGCTCCTGCGATTGTTGCTTTTGCGTCTCCAAGTTTTCTTCCTGTGTTTGTATCACTTCCATCTTTCGTAACATAAAGAATATTTGTAACTGTTGTACCGGCACCAAGTCTTACAACATCAGTACCTATACCACTTCTTTCTCTTGTAGTATAAAGTTCTGCATCATAAGTATTAAGTGCTAATTCGCCTAACTGTAAATCTGCAACTACCGGTTTCTTGCCCGGTATCGCAGACCTTTTAATTCTAAAAGGAGTTGCCATTGATATTCATTCTCGGTATATACCATTAAAAACAGAACTTATATAAGTCCTTTTGTTTATTTATAAATCTTCTTCTTGAATAACAATTTGAAGTGCTTCAATAGCTCCTTGATGACGAATAAACTGTTCTTTTTTAATATTAAAATCTCTTTCAAGATCCAAAAGTTCTTGTTGCAGTTTTGATGACTTTTCAATCAAAGTATCAAGCATTTCTTGTGGTTTCATATGTATATAAAATAACTATGATTTTATTTAGGATTGTTGGTCTTGGGTCTTTTTCATAATCTCATCAAACTTTTCATTCATCCACGTTTCTTCATTTTCTTTCCATTTTCCTACAGGACAACTATCTAATGCAAAGGAAACTTTAGCAGGAAGAAAACATCCGCAATGTTTACATTTAGTTTGAGTATCATCATACCATTCACAAGTTTTACAAGTTTCTAATCTTTGTGCTTGTACTTCGGCAGAAACTATAAGTCCTCCACCTTGAAGTGCATTTTTAATCAAATCAAAACTAAACTTAGCTAAGTTTTTTCCTTGTTCTGGTAAAGAAGGATATTGATTTTCAGTCATTATAACATTTTAAAGTTCGTTTTATTTATTATCAGTTAGTTGTTGCTGGATCTCCTATATTTTTTGTTCTTCCGCCTACTGTTCCACCAACACCTCCATTTAAATTATCAATTCCGTTAATATAATATCCAACAAGTCCTCTTATTCCAACTGGAAGTTCTCCGGCAAGTCCGCCAGAACCACTACCTACATTTCCGGATGCTCCAGTATCACCAGTATTTCCTTGTGACCCATTAGAACCATCGGCACCAAGACCTCCGCCAGTTCCACCAGTCCCACCGGTTCCCCCATTTCCACCACTACCAGCATTTGTACCTCCAGCAGCACCAGCAGCACCAGCAGCACCAGCAGCACCACCCGCAGCATTTTGGGCGTATCCTTGTCCTACACCACCATTTCCACCATTTCCGCCTTCTCCTCCGTTTCCTCCTGTTGTATCTACTGTAGCATATTCATTATTTGGGCAACCTTGCTGACTACCACAACATTGTGCGTTGTAAATTTGACAAGCTGCCGTTCTTCCAGGACTTGGAGCGCCAAAAAAGCACAAATTAAAATTACTAGTGCATGTTCCTGCATTTGGAAAAGATTGACTAACCAAATAAGTATTACTACCAGAACCACCTTGACCGCCAGTACCACCTTTGGTTCCAGCACCGCCGCCACCGCCGCCAGCATAAATGCTTCCATTATTTGTAATACTTACCGTACCACCAGTTCCTTTATTATTAATAATAATAGCATTTCCGCCCTTTCCGCCATTTCCGCCATTTGCTATTCCACCAAGACCACCAGCACCTTGAATGGAACCATTATTTTCTAATACAAAAGCACCAACAACTCCAGCCGTAATGCTAAGTGCTGCAGCACTAGGATTGGTTGAACCAACCACAACACCACCATTAATTACTAATCTCTTTCTTACACTTCTTGTCCAATCAGTTGACCCAAAATAACTTTGAGCATCTGCATTTGTTGTATTTGAAGTAATATATTTTACGATTTCTGGTTCTTCTGGTACTGTTATAGTTACACTAGAAGTTGCAGTTTGACCTTCAAGACCATTAAGTACAATCGTATAAGTTTTTGACTGTGTAAGATTACCAGTACTAACACTTCCGCTTGTGCTAGAACCAGCAAAATTATCAGTAGAACTATTCACACTTGTAGCATTACTAGAACTCCACCTCAAAGTCGTTGAACCATTATATGAAATATTTGTACTATCAGCAGTTAATGATACTGTTGGTACTGGTGGTGCAGCTACATTTATCGTCACACTTGATGGTGATGATACTTGTCCTTCTACGCCATTTACTCTAATCGTATAAGTTTTTGACTGTGTAAGATTACCAGTACTAACATTACTTCCGCTTAGATTACTTCCAGCAAAATTATCAGTAGAACTATTCACACTTGTAGCATTACTAGAACTCCAAGATAATGTTGTTGAACTATTATAAGCAATACTATTACTACCAGAACTTAATGATACACTTGGTGCTGGTGGTGGATTTATATTTACTGTTACCGTATTTGATGTGACTGTTGCTGGTGGTGAATATAATGTATTTGCAGTTGCTGTAAATGATCTAGAACCACCACTAGCACCTCCATTTAAATTTCCAGTAGATCTACTACCACTTGCATCATTAACATTTCCAATATTAGTAATATTAATTGGACCACTAATATTTTGTGAAGTCCAACTAATCGTTGATGCTGTATTATAATCCACCGTACCTGGACTTGCACTTAAAGTAATAGTTGCAGTATAAGTTCTAGATGTAATACTCCAAGTATCACTTACAGTTGATGTAACAGGACTTGCTAAATTTGTAGTATCAGTTCCAGTTACACTAAATGTAGTAGAAACTGTTTGTGCATTTCCTCCTGCATTCATACGCAACTGTATCTGGTCTCCATTTATAACTGAAAAATTTCCAGTTCCATAATCTCTTACTACCGTTCCGCCTCTTGTAACTTTAAATTGAGCGCTATTTCCACTAATACTTGCAGTTCCAATATCATTTGTTCTTGGTGTTTGCCCAGAAGGAACATTAGACATTCCACTTAAAGTTATTACATTACTTTCTACATTAGTTCTAAATGGTGGATCTACATCTGTTTGATCGGTAAAACTAAATGCATTAGGTATTCCATCTTCTGGGCGATTTCTTGTAAGAATAGTATAAGCATCACTTCGTTTTCCAACAGTTAATGATACAGTATAAGTTGTTTCATAGTCAGTTGGTGTAAATTTAATTGATATTGATTGATTGTTTTTTACATATTGTGGTGTAGAAGTATATGCACTTCCATTTACAGATATTGTAGCACCAGAACTTGGTGTTACTTTTGCTTTATAGTTAATACCAGTAATTGTAGTTGTTCTTGTGATTTCTGCATCTATTTCTACATCTGTAACATCTGCACCAATTGAAAACACATCAGGAAGTGTATCAATATTTCCTCTATAAGAATAATAAGAAACTAAACCAGTAGAACCTAAAAGTGGAGACATTTAGTATCAAGCCTTATATTGTGATTGTGATGCAATTACAGTAAATGTAGCACTAGCAGTTTTTATAATCACATAGGTATAAACATCAATACCATTTACATTTCCAGATGTTGGTGTGACTTCACCATACCATTTTGGCGTGACTGCATTTCCATCTATTGTAATTGCTGTATTATAATATGCAGTTGACCCTTGTGTAGTTAAGATTGCAACAGTAATTGACTCTCCTACTGAAAGGAATGTATTTAACGAAGTAGAAGAATTTGCACGGAAATTAAATGTAAAGTTTCCTGATGTATTTGCAGTATAAAGATAAACATTATTTGCAATTAAATCAATATTATTAGAACCAGTAAGAGCAGAAGCACTTATAGTTACACCTTCAGTCAATCCATTCGCTTTAATGGATGAAGTAATTCTATTTGCTGTAAAGTCACCAGAAGCATCACGAGCAACTAATGTACTTCCAGTATTAGAACTTGTAGCATTTGTTGCAATCGTAACCGCAGTAGAACCATTATAAGAAGTTCCAGACAAATATGTCCCAAATGTTAATGTTGCAAGATTACTTCCAAGTGAAATACCAGAAATCGTAGGAGTTGCTAGATTTGCATTTGTAATACCAGCAGACCCAGAAAGATTAGTATTCGTGAGACCTGTGATAGTATTTGAACCAGCAGCAATTGATTTATTTGTTAAAATATCTGTTGTATTTTTTGCAACTAATGTATCAGTTGTAGCAGGTAATGTAAGAATACCAGAAGCAACAGCAGATGCTCTTAATGTTGTAATTCCAGATGTAGAACCAGTAAATCCAGCACCGATAGTTCCTCCAAATGTTGCTGATGTAATACCAGTTACATTTAAATTGCTGGTAGTAGTCATACCAACAACATTTAGATTTCCAATTGACGAAATACCAATATTTAATTGACCGGCAAAAGTAGAAAGTCCAGTAAATGTAGAATTAAATGAACTTTGAACTGTCAGTTTTGCATTTGTAAATGTTGCCGCAGTACCAGTAACTTCTAAATTATAAAGTTGTGAAATGCCCTGTACGTGTCTTTGCGTATAAGCAGTTGTAATTCCACCACTTGCATTTGTTCCAGGAAAAGTAGCTCCATTATAAATTGTAATACCTTCAAATGCAAGACTTGAAAAAGTTTGTTGTGCTGCAAATGTTACATTTCCAGTCACATAAAGATCTTTAACTAATGCTTGCCCATTCACTTCAAAAAGTTGAGTACCATTAAAAACTGATGTTGTTTCACCAATTCCCAATTTATCCATTCTATAGTAACCCAAATCCTTTTGAGAACTGATTACTCCAAATCTTCTCCAATCTCCATTAATATAAATGTGACCAAGATAACCACCTAGTTGTGGTGTTCCAGATAATGAAATATCACCAGTACGAGCACCAGGAATATCAGCAGTAGTTGGTGTAGAAATACCAACAGTAATTAATTTTGATTGTGCCGTATTTCCCTTAATGTATAAGTTTTTAACTTCAACACCAGCAGCAGCAGTACTTGTAACTTTTTGTGTAAAATTAACTGGACCATAAAATTGTGAAGTTTGATTATTATTTTCTCCACCCTCTACCGTAATACGATCTCTTACCACCAAATCATCAAATATACCACTTAATCTTTTTGTGCTATCTGTATTTGCATCATCGCCAGTATATGTAAATACAGGTGCATCAAATATTTCTTCTTCGCCAGTTACAGAAATAAGTTTTTTTGCACCAGAATAAAATTCACCATTATCATTCATTCCAGTATAAACAATTGTTCCGCCATCTTGTTCTCTAGCTTGCGAAGCAATAACTTCATCTCCACTTAATATTCTATCTTGCTTTTGAGGCATACCAGTTGAATAGTTACCTGGACCAAATCCAAGATACTCAAATGTATGACCTGATGCACGAAGATAAGACGGACGATGAAATTGAATTGGAATTACTCTTATTTTCTTTGCAAGTGTTCCGTTATCATATGCAGCAGCAATTGTACCAAACTGACCACGAAGTACATTAGTACAAGCATCATTTTGTATACGCAAAACTTCTGCATTAATTTGCAAATAATCTCCTTTCGAAAATCCACCAATAGATGCAAGAGTAATGGATGTATCAGAAGCACTTAATGCGACAGAAATTGTAGTGCTGATACCTGCATAAATGTAAGATATACGTCCTGCAAGATTAATTTCTCCTTCACCAACAGAAAGAGCATTTGCTGCAATTCCTTGTCTTAGTACATATCCATTACCATTATATACTTCTGTTGATGTTAAATTACCAACATTAAATGTAAATGTATTAATTCCTACAACTTCTTTAACTGTAAATGAACTATCAAAAATAGTTTTTCCAGTACCAACAATTGAAAACTTATTTCCAACAATAAGACCGTGAGAACTTGTTGTAGTAACAGTTGTAATACCAGTTCTAATATCAGAAAAAATTAAATTCGATATTGAAGAACCTTTACCTACAACAGATACAAAAGGTGATTTTCCGTCTGTTCTAGATACAAATGCTGTTACATTATTTGGATTATAAACAGTAATTGATTTTGCATTAGGAACCGCAGTAATTCTAAACACACCATTATATCCTTCACTTGCAAATCCTACAACTTGTAATGCATCATTTACATTATTGTTTATGGAAGTTACATCTACAACAGCAAGAGATGTTCCTCCTGATACCGTCATCGTATTTCCAACACCATAAGCAGCACCACCATCTACAATTTCAACTGCTGAAATTCCACCACCACCACCTAAAGTTGCTTTTACCGAACCATTTTTTCCTACAATTGAAACATTTACAAGTTCGGCAGAATAAAGAGTAGTAGATCCATAACCAGAACCACCACTAGTTAATGATATAGTTTTAATTGAATTTAGATTGTGTTCTCTATCTGTAAAGAACGTAACCGCAGTTCCACTTGCAATTGCTCCTGTAATTGCATATCCAACAGTATTTTCTTTTAAAAATGTATTAATTGCTTCTTTTGTAACTGAATTTCTTTTATCATCAACATTTACAGTACCAAGAGGTTTAACATTTCCATAAGAAGATGTTTCATTTGGATCAGAGTTATAATTATCACGATCCATTTGAGGATAAAGATTTCTTACATCCTGATTGAAATTTTTAAGACTAATACCATATCCAACATTTGCAAGTGATGGCGAAACATCCGAGCTCATCACAGTTAAATGATAAATTCCATCCTGACCGGAAATAGAAGAACCAGGAATATGCTTTTTGATTTCGTCTATTCGGTAAACGAAGAATGTATTTTCGTATCTTTCACGATAAACTCTTGGAAGTGCAGCAACTTGTTGATTTGTTGTTCTTTGATTTGTAATATTTGTAAATGATCCAGGATTTGTAGAAATTCCAGCAATTGCAAAAGTTTTTGAACCTGGAATTGACGAAATCTTAAATGAACCATTATAAACAGAAGAAGCAGTTCCAACTGGATTATTGCTACTTTTGATGTTTTGTATTTTTACAATATCACCAGTTTTAAAATTATGTGGAAGTTCGGTTGTAATGGTGATTGTATTTGAAGAATATGAAGCATTCGTAATAATCTTTGGATTTCTTAAATCCAAAGGACTAGAAAGACCACCAGTTAAAATACTTGCACTTCCAATTCCAGTTGTACTGGTTTCTTGAATAATATATCCAGCAACAGGAGGACGAGCATTTGTTGCTTCTTTTGGTATCACATACCGCATCTTATAAACACGATCCGAAAGAGAACGATTATCTAATTTTCTTTTGATAAATGTAGAACCACTTTCTAATCCAAGACCAGTTGTACCAAGACCTACAATTATAGAATAAATTGTATTATCTTGTGTAGAAGAACTATTAATATACCAAGATGATACTGCCGTATCATATTGAATTGGATATCCAACTTCTCCTGGTTGTTTATCTGTTGCCGAACTAACTATTCTTAAATTTCCGCCAAGATTATTAATTCCACTAATTGTTCTTGGTGTTGCAGCAATTGCATCATTATATGTTGGAGAAATTTTAATTCCATTTGCTGATCCAGTTGTACTTACATAATAAACTTTATTTAATTCAATATTATTTGGTGCTTCTGCATTATCACTAAAAACTCTAATCTTTTCTCCATTATAAAATTTATGATTACTAGTTAATGTAAAAATATTATTTGAAATGCTATTAATTCCTGCATTTCTTCCAACAACAAAAACTTTTTTAGAACTAAATGTAGTTCCATCAGGTGATTGCATTAAAATTGGAGCAGAATATGCCGAAAGTGAAGTACCCACAGTTACAGGTAAATTCAGCATATCTCCTTGCTTTGCGCCAACACGATAACTATCAATTTGATGAGGTGGAGCAATTTCTCGGTTTTTATATCCAAACAAATATAAACGAGAAGGATTTGCAACTGATATTGTTTGTTCTACATCTAATGATAACCAAGTGCTTTCGGTTTCTGCTGTAGTGACTTCCCTTGGTGGAATAATGTGTGTAATATAACCTTTATTGTCCCTATCAAAAGAATCAACACGAAATCCAACCGACTCTAATGATATTGCGCCAAAGTTGGAATTTGAGTTTGTGATAGACATATCGCCACCACTTTCGGCAACAAAATGTCTTGCAAATCCAATTGCAAATACAGAAACTACCTGTATAATTGCACCATTTGATGCCCTGATATGATAGTTTTCGAATGATGGTTTATATATTGAATAAGAATGAGTATGTAATGGTGAATACTCCGATTCATCATTATTTTTAAATGACTTGCTACTATAATCATATTCAATATATGCATTATCATCTTTCTGTAATGATATACCAGTATATTGAGCAACAACCATAGATTTAAATCCAGTAGCTTTGCTACCATCCGCCCACATTCCACACATTCCATAAACTGATCTTAAAGAGCAGTTAAAAATATAAGGAGATGCAGAAGATACACTATCAACTTCTACAATAATTTGAGAATTTTGTAATTGTGTATTTGGATCTGGTAAAGGAACTACCGGAGAACTTGTTGCATTATATGTAAATGTTGTAAGTCCAACAACATCTTTTACCGTAAAAGATCCATTATAAACACCAGTATCTATTCCAACACCACTTACCAAAAATGGAGTATCAGCATATAAACCGTGTTCTGTAGATGTATCTACCGTAATTATTTGCGATGAGGTATTTCCATCACCAGCACGAATACTTGTAATACCAATCGCATTTGCATTTAAGTTACCAACAATACGATATTCGTCTACTGATGGTTCAAAATCATTACCAGTTGGATAATCCGCAAGTGGTCTTCCTGATGCAGTTCCATACATCAAAGCCAATTTATAATAATACATTTGAAGGTCAGTTAGACCCGTTCCAGTAGATCCTATTTTGACTTCGTTTACACCATCAGCATATGCAAATGCTGTTAACTTATGATGTGAAAAAGTAGGAACAAATGATGTATTATTATAATTTTTATAAACACTTCGGTTTACATCACCATCAAAAAATGTAAATGTACTAAAATAACAAGTACCAGTTACATTAAAAATAGAAGAATTATCAATATAATCATCTAATGGATCTGGAATAAAAAGTGGACGGATTTTTGTTTTTCTTAAATCTAATCCAATAATTGAGGTGCCACGAGATATAATGATACCACCAGAAGAAGAATTTGCCTTATAAAGGTCATTTGAAGCACTAAAAATATCTGTATTGAATGAAGATCCCAGTTCAGTAATTGATGCACCACTCGTAGTCCAAGTTGCACCAGAACCCGAACCAGTTCTTTGATAAAGAACCGCACTTGAATTTAAAACATATCCAGGACGATTATCAATATAATGTGTGCCTGGATATACAAGAATTGTAGTCTTATCAATCTTATCATTATTTCTTCCTGATTGATAAGAAAATCTTGCAGACTCAATTAATGCTCTTTGAATAGATTTGAAAGGTCTCGTTAACGAATTGCCTTTATTCTCATAACTATCAGTTGCATCAAAATCTGATGGATTTACATAAAGAATATTTCCTTCAGCATTCTTTAGGAAGTTTTCTAATCTTGATAACGGCATCGTTTATAAACACAGATATTTCTTCTGTCTTATTTAGACACTATATATTTTTTTATATTATCTTACAAGTTCACCACGAAGTTCAGCAAGTTTTGCAGTTGCAAGTGACTCCACACAAGTCCAATAAAGTTCACCACTTACAATATTCTCATCTGCAAAATGTTCTGCTACATCTTCTTGCAGTTCTTGAAGTTCGGCCAAAACGTCTCGGGTAATCATCATAATGGTTTGGAAGGGTCGTCTTACCCATCCATCATAGCACGGACTGGGTGTGGTGTCAAGGAGAAGGGGACAGTGGCCAGACTGGACTCTTTGGGTCTATCGTATTTGAAGGTGCATCTCGTAATGCCTGACGATATATTTTCCATTCTTCTTTTTGTTGTAAATTTAGTGGACTATCATTTCCTTGCGTCCAATCCGATTGCGAAAGTAGAAAATCTCTTTTATTTCTCAATTCTTTCCAATAATCTCTGGATGCCTCCCTCAATTCTTCTTCTGCTAATTGCTCTCTCAGTCTTCTTTGCTTTTCTGCATCAAAAATTTCAAGTGCTTGTTCGTAAATTCCAAGTTCTTCAATTGTTTCTTTGGGTGCATTCTTATATTCAATATAACCCGCATCATCATTCCAAATGACTGCATGAACATTAGAAGGAACCCAAGATAGGTCTTCCTTGATATTCAAAAAACTTTCATCATCCAATCTAATAAATTTTTCCGATACGATAAAGATTAATTTCATTCTACATCTCCAGATTTTAGTACATTTTGAATATTTTCAGAAAGTATATTATTCGCAATCATTCCTGGTTGAATTGATTGAATATAAAGTTGTTGATTTTCTTGATTTCCTTTTACTACCTCATTACGAAAACTTTCAACAGCAGCACCTGTTGACCTTTGTTGTTGTGAATTTTCAATTAATAAAGTAGGCATCCAAGTAATCGCACATCCCCACTCATCTACTGGTTCGCCTGTATTTGGGTTCATACCACGAATTTGAGTAAACCAAGAGCACTGAATACCTATACAATCTTTTTTAATTAGTGGGCAATATTTTCCTTGTTCGAGTTTCATAAATTAATTAATTCTTGCTGCATATTATAACATCAATATACTGAACTGCAAAGTCCATAGATGCACCAGCAGTACCATTATTGTTGACCGTAATGGTGTGACTGTGGGAACCTCCAGACTGAGTTGTAAAATCGTGATAGTGATCATTAGACATTCCAGCAGTAGTTCCACCGTGTTGGTGGTTTGCACTCTGTCCACCAGTTCCTCCATCATGTGAGTGGCCATTATGAGTATCTACAATTTGAGAACCACCTTGAATAATCGTATGAGTTCTACCACCTCCAGCTTGCTCTATGTTAGCTTGAACTACCATTCCTGGTGCGGAAGATTGCGGTACTTCGATGTTGGGAACTTCATTCAGTAGATGGGTATGAGAACCACCACTATTAGTGATGAATGAGTGACTATGATCTGCGTTTTGATTGCCAGTCGTAAAAGTATGAGTATGATTTGCGTTTTGATTATTTGTAGGTCCTGAGTGTTGGTGACCACCGTGAGTATCAGAACTTGCAGAGTGATTGTGTTCTGGTAGTGGAACACCTCTACTTGCAAATACAGAAGTAAATGAGGAAGAACCACCAGAACCTCCACCAGTTCCAGAAACAACTCGTAATGCTTTATTATCGTGAGATGTAGATTTCGTCCAACCAGTTGGTGCTGATGCCTGATAGAATACTATAGTAGTACCAGAAGAAAATTCAGATGCACTTATAGTAATATTAGCACTACCATTAAATGATACTCCATTAATGGTTCTTGCGGTTTGTAGTACTGTTGCAGTTGCAGCATTACCTGTGCAAGAAGCAGAGGAACCAGTAGTATTTTGATTTAAAGTTGGGAAGGTACAGTTCGCAAGGTTTCCTGATGAAGGTGTTCCTAATGCTGGAGTTACAAGTGTTGGACTTGTTGCAAATACAGCAGCACCAGTACCAGTCTCATCGGTTAATGCTGTTGCTAATTGTGCTGATGTAAAAGAACCCAATACTGCTGCATTACCAACAGATGTTACGTGTCCTGTTAAGTTTGCATTAGTGGTTACATTAGATGCTGTACCAGTTAATGCTCCAACAAATGTAGTAGCAGTCACTACACCAGTAACTATTACATCACCAACAACGTGAAGTTTTGATGTTGGATTTGTTGTTCCAATTCCAAGGTTACCAGAAACATAAGAACCACCAGTAACCTGAAATGTTTGCGATGCTGTTCCTGTTTTTGTTGTGGTTCCTACTACAAGTTCTCCAGTTCCAAAGAGTGATGCGATATTTGTGGTTCCTGCATACCATTTGAATTGTTGAGAAGTAGTAGGAACACTAGACCATAAAGTGCTACTTTCAATACCAAAACCATAATCTGCAGAACTTGCACCAATACCATCATATAAAACAATTTTAGTTCCAACACTTCTTGTTGTAAATGCAGGAGCAGCAACACCAGTTGTACCAAAAGTAATCCAATTATTTGTTCCACCATTAAATGTTAATTGAGCAGAAGTCGTTGAACCATTACCATTTAATGCTAAAAATCTTGTAGTAACAGTATTTGTTGTTTTAGCAAAAGTAAAATCAGCATCTCCTGCAAATGCCCCACCATCGTTAAACTGAACTTGAGTATCTGCACCAGCAGCAGCAACAGAAGAAGCATTAATACCTGTAATGCTTGTATTAGATGCTGCTGTTAATCTTCCTTTAGAATCTACAGTAAAAGTAGCAACTTGAGAACCAGAACCATAAGAACCTGCAGTAACTGCAGTAGTTGCTAAAGTACCTGTTCCTGTTACATTTCCTGTACCATCAAATGCTGGACTTGTATAACTTAAATCACCTGTAATTGCTATAGTTCTTGCTGTAGTTAGCTTATCTGCTTGAGCAACAGTAGCAGCACTAAAGTTAACTCCAGTAGTTGTAATACCAGTCACCAAACCTTTAGCATTTACAGTAATCTGTGGAACAAAAGTACTAGAACCAAAAGTACCAACATTTGAATTTACAGTTGCTAAAGTACCTGTTCCTGTTACATTTCCTGTACCATCAAATGCTGGACTTGTATAACTTAAATCACCTGTAATTGCTATAGTTCTTGCTGTAGTTAGTTTAGTTGCAGTATCTGCATTACCAGCAATAGTACCAGTAATAGTAGTAGCATAAACATTAGACCAGGGATTTGCAACACTACCCAAATTCCTACTTCCACTTGGAATAATATTACTATCAACAGTTGCACCAAAAGAAACTTTATCAGTATTAGCATCACCTAAAGTTACATTACCTTGAAATGTCGAAATCCCAGTAATATTTAAGTTAGTACCAGTTAAGTTTGTTATGGTTCCATTCGTATAAGTAACACCAGTACCAGTTAGGTTTGTTATAGTTCCAGCAGTACCAGTTAGGTTTGTTATAGTTCCATTCGTATAATTAAGATTAGTACCACTTATAGTTGTTACAATTCCAACATTAATATATCCATTAGTTACATAAAGATTAGTTGAATTTGAATTTGTATAAGTGATAGAACCAGCACTTAAGTTTGTAAAAGTTCCATTCGTATAAGTAACACCAGTACCAGTTAGGTTTGTTATAGTTCCATTAGTACTATTAAGAGTTGTTATAGTTCCAGCAGTACCAGTTAGGTTTGTTATAGTTCCATTAGTACTATTAAGAGTTGTTATGGTTCCAGCAGTACCAGTTAAGTTGGTTATAGTTCCATTAGTACTATTAAGAGTTGTTATAGTTCCAGCAGTACCAGTAAGATTTGTTATAGTTCCATTAGTACTATTAAGAGTTGTTATAGTTCCAGCAGTACCAGTTAAGTTGGTTATAGTTCCATTCGTATAAGTAACTGCGGTTCCAGTTAGATTTGTTATAGTTCCACTACCACTCACAATAAGGCTTTGTGAAGTAAGATTAGTTGCTGATGTAACACCTAAAGTGCTTATACCACTTACATTTAATGCTGTTAAATTTCCAGTTCCTCCATTTACATTTGTAGCAACAGTAGCAGTATCAGCATTACCAATAATTTGACCCACAAATGTATCTGCATAAACTTCATTAAATTTATACAAAACATTTCCAATATCATAAAAACCACTACTACCAGGAAGTATATCTCCATAAAATGTACTAATACCACTTACAACAAGGCTTTGTGAAGTAAGATTAGTTGTACTAGTAACACCTAAAGTGCTTATACCACTTACATTTAAAGTTTGTGAAGTAAGATTAGTTGCTGATGTAATACCTAAAGTGCTTATACCAGAAACTCTTAGTGTTTGTGAAGTAAGATTAGTTGTACTAGTAACACCTAAAGTGCTTATACCACTTACATTTAAAGTTTGTGAAGTAAGATTAGTTATACTAGT